TTTAGCAAGTTTAGGTCAGCCACTATAGCAAGAACAGAAACTCACACCGCCGCCAGCTATGCCAATCACGCAATCAATGAAAGCCTTAAAATACCTAATCAAATGAAAAGGTGGGTCGCGGTAGCTGATGAAAGGTCAAGACCGTGGCATCAAGCCATGAATGGCAAAGAGGTTCCACTGGATGAGGATTTCATCGTCAGGGGGATGCCAATGTCATACACAGGCGACCCCAAGGGTGGAGCCTCCAATGTCATCAACTGCCGTTGTGTGACGGTGTATTTCACGCCAGAAGATGAAATAGAAGATTAATGCCTCGCGTGGTCTTGGTCAGAATATTTGCAGGGTGTCTCTGACCCTTTGTCTCCGAACACCACAGTATCATTGACCCAATCAATATCACCGTGACTTCTCCAATCATGCCAACGGTGCGTGAAATCAGGAACTCCCCAAACCAGTGTGGCTTGCAGGGTCTGTTTATCAGTTACCCCTATGAAGTGTGTGGTCATTATTTTGTTCTCCGTGGTTTACGATGCTACATGGGCATCAATTAAATTTATTATAAAAAGGTTTACTATCCCTTTCATATCGTCCAGTGAAGTAACACGCGGCTCATATATTGTGCGTTCAACATCATTTGTAAAATCTGCTTGTATTGTGCAAGCAAAACCCTCACCCGCAAAATTTGTAACTAGACCTACAATTTCCTTATCTGCCCATTTCACATCCCAAGCTGGAAAATTATCTGCTACCTGTATTAAATCCATTTTTTAATCTCCGTGGTTGGCGGGGGCTTTCGCCCCCTTTGTTATGCGTTCCCGCTTAATACTCTAATTGCCATAATCTCTCTTGCGGCATCCAATCTTTTCTGTAGGTTTTTAATTACCTTTGTGGAAGTGCCAGCAGGGTGTGGGTTATCAATCTCTTGTTGTATCCATGTTGGGTAAACCCGCAACACTCGCTCTAAAGACTCTTGGCTGTTAATCATAATTTCTTTGTGGCGTTTCATGCTAATCATTTTCTTCTCCGTGGTTTGTGTTTGGTGTAAACAGGGCTTTGGCAGTTTGGGCTTTGGGTTTGCATCTGCGGCTAAATCCGTACCGTGTTGTCATAACCAACCCCTGTTTACCCTCTTAATATAGGGGCATTGTTTACTGGTGTCAACACATAAAATGATAATAATTGAAAAAAAGTGAAAATAATTGTAGATGTTGTCTATTGTTCAACAAGAGTGTATGATGTACCCATTAGGAGATGCTTATGCCGATACCAAAGCCTAGCTCTGGTGAAAGCGAATCTGATTTTATGGCAAGATGCACAGGTGATACCACCATGCTTGCCGAATACTCACAGCGTGACCAGCGGGTTGCAGTCTGTCTGAGCAGTTACCGCGATGGCGGGAAAGAGGAGACTGTGATGGATGAAGCCCTAGCATTTGAAGAATGTGATGAGGTCAAGTTTGTTGAAACTGGGTACATTGATTGCGAGGCCGACTTAGAGTTAAAGGCTTACGATGATGATGACGATGACAAAAACAAAGGTATGTTTGAGGGTTACGCATCTGTATTCGGTAACAAAGATTTGGGAAATGACGTTGTAGTCAATGGGGCGTTCCAAAAATCATTAAGAACCAAGGGTGCGCGGAAAATCAAAATGCTTTTCCAGCATGACACCAAAGAGCCAATCGGCGTTTACACACAAGTTAAAGAAGATGGCAACGGCTTGTACGTCAAAGGCCAGCTTGCCATGCAGACCCAAAAGGGGCGGGAAGTCTATGAGCTTATGAAAATGGGCGCGATAGACGGCTTGTCAGTGGGTTACAGGGTTGATGCCAAGGGTTACAGCTATGATGAGCGTGGCAAGAAGCGTATGCTCAAAGAAGTTGACCTTATGGAAATCAGTGCAGTTACCTTTCCAATGAACCCGAAGGCACGCATCAGTGCAGTCAAGGCAGAGGATAGGTCGATTCGGGATTGGGAGGCTTTCTTGCGGGATGCAGGGGGGTTGTCTCGTTCAGAATCAAAAGTGGCGGCATCAGCCGTTTCAAAGGCTTTAGACCAGCGTGAGGTTGGCATTGAGCAAAAAGAGGTAATGAGTTCCATTGCCAATTTAACCAACATCCTAAAATCGTAAAGGGGCTATGACATGACTGATGATGTCAAAACCGCAGTAGAGGGCATGGCAACAGCTTTTGAAGAGTTCAAAGCTACCAATGACGCTCGTTTGGCGGAAATCGAAAAGAAGGGTTCGTCCGACCCGCTGGTTGAAGAAAAGCTGAAAAATATTGAAGCTGACCTAGACCGCTTTGAGGACATAAACCAGAAGCTGACTTTGGCTGAACAAGAGCAAAAGCAGTTTGGTGATAAGCTAGACAACATGGAAGCAATGTTGAAGCGGCCTGAAACTGGTCTTGAGGCAAAACAAGTTGATATGGCTGTTCAGGCTTTCGACAAGTTCTTGCGTAAAGGCGATGCCAATATGGAGCCTGAAGAAGTTAAGGCTTTGACTGTCAATAATGACACAGGGGCGGGTTTCTTAGCACCACCAGAGTATGTGAATGAGTTAATCAAAACTCTCACAGAAATCTCACCAATGCGTACTATCGCAAGGGTTCGGGCAACTAGCCAAAAGTCAATTCAAATGCCAAGCCGTACTGCAACATTCAGTGCAGCATGGGTGGCTGAAACTGGCACAAAGTCTGAGACAACTGGTTACACAACACAGTTGGAAGAAATCCCAACACATGAGCAGTATGCTCTAGTTGATATTTCAAATCAGATGCTAGAGGACTCAGTGTTCAATCTTGAGGCAGAAATGCAGCAAGAGTTTGCACAACAGCTTGCAAAGAACGAAGGCGCAGCCTTTGTCTCTGGAAGTGCAGTCGGTCAGCCAGAGGGTGTGATTACTAACTCCAGCATTGGTCAAACTGTATCAGGAAACGGCACAGCGTTGCTTGCTGATGGTTTGATTGACCTCGTTCATGCAATCAAGTCGCCTTATGCTTCTAATGCAAACTTCATCTTCAACCGTTCTACACTGGCAAAAATTCGCGCCTTAAAAGACACGGCTGGTCAGTATGTGTTCCAAGCTGGCATGATGTTAACGGCGGGAGTTCCAAACTCAATCCTTGGGCATCCATACGTTGAAATGCCTGATATGCCAGATGTAGCTGCAAATTCTCTATCAGTTGCATTCGGTGATTTTTCACGCGGCTACATGATTGTCGATAGAGTTAACCTTTCAATCCTGCGTGACCCATTCACACAGGCATCAACTGGAAGCGTTAGGTACTATTGTCGGTCAAGGGTTGGCGGACAAGTTGTCTTGCCTGAAGCTATCCGCATTCAAAAGACAAGCGCATAGGAGGGCAACATGGCAGACCTAACACACTCCCTAAAACAAGTCACAACCATTATCAATGCAGTTAAAACTGCTGATGCTAATGGAACTGACGTTGACACAACAGGCTATGAATCAGCTACGTTGATTGTTCAAGTTGGCGCAGAGGGCGATACCCTTGCGGCAAACCTGTTTTTCAAGATTCACATTGAACACGCTGATGATGATGGTTCTGGCTCTGCTAGTACCTATTCAGAGTGTACACAAGCTGAAGTCACTGGAGGCACAATTGCCGCCAATGGCGTTTGGTTGATTCTTGATGGCACAGGTACGGCTGGCTCTGGTGGAAACCCAGACACAGTTGGCTTGGTTGACCGCATTGGTTATATCGGCGGCAAGAAGTTTGTACGCGCAAAGATAAGCAAGTCAGGTACGCATTCCAATGGAACGCCTATTTCGGCTCAGTTTATTTTGGCAAATGCTCGTCACACTGGCGATAACGCAAAAGCTGACCATAACGTCTAAATAAAATAGGGGGGCAAGGTTTAGGTATAAACTGACCTTGCTCCCCACTTCATGGAGGGCTTTATGGCTATAATAATGATTCAAGATGGCATCGGCGTTTCAAATGAACGTGGCTCAATGACCCGCACATATAAAGAAGGTGAAGAACTTTCTAGTGACACAGAATGGGAACAGGCCAGAAACGCAGCTTTTATTGACAGTGGGCTTGCTCAAGAGACTAAGGTTGTAAAACCTACCGAAACTAAGACAGCCGCCCCAGAGAGGGCTAGAAAAGCTGATGGGACGCTAAAGGGCGATGACAAAGGCACTCCAGATGTCAACGAGGCATGGGTGGGCGGTGTTGCACCAAGCGCAAAGGCTAAATCTAAATAGCGTATTGGGGGCATCATGAGCCGTGGAATAACCAATGCGTTAAACACCGTATTCACATCATCACATATCAGGCCGTTTGTTGCGGTTGATTTAGCCTTTTCTGCCGCAAATGCCAGAGTTTGGACAGGGCTGGGCAATATTACTTTT